CTAACTACATCATGCCTCGCAAACTTCCTGTGACTGACGCACAACTGATTGAATCTCTGCAGAATCTGTATGGACCAGAAATTACTTCTGGCGATCTCCGAGGTTTTTGTGCTTATCGCAATCTTAACTATCAGACTATTTCTAATAAACTTGCACAATACAAAACTGATCGTGGTCGCTGGAATCTGGAAGTGACTCAAGAACGTGTTGAAGAGATTGAGCGTTCTTATAGTGCTCCTGCTGTTTTGCCCACATCTGAACAAAACCTCATTCCTGATAAAGATGATACCTTCGTCAAGTTTGGTAATTTTAACGATATTAAGAAAATTATTCAGTCCAATATTTTTTACCCTGCGTTCATTACGGGTCTTTCGGGTAATGGTAAAACGTTTTCGGTGGAGCAAGCTTGTGCTCAATTGAAGCGTGAAATGATCCGTGTAAATATTACGATTGAAACCGATGAAGACGACCTTATTGGTGGGTTTCGCCTTGTGGATGGTGCCACTGTTTGGCATAATGGTCCTGTTGTCGAAGCACTCCAACGTGGAGCGATCTTGCTCCTTGACGAGATTGATCTTGCCTCCAACAAAATCCTTTGCCTACAATCCGTGCTAGAAGGTAAAGGTGTTTTCCTGAAGAAGATCGGACAATATGTGAAACCTGCTGCTGGTTTCAACGTGATTGCCACTGCAAACACCAAGGGTAAGGGTTCTGATGATGGTCGCTTTATCGGCACCAATGTGCTCAACGAAGCATTCCTTGAGCGTTTCCCTGTGACCTTTGAGCAGTCCTATCCTGCCCCTGCAACCGAGCAGAAGATCCTGGAAGGAGTTTCTCTGGATCTTGGCTTGGAAGACCGTGACTTCTGCAAACGCCTTGTGGACTGGGCAGACATCATCCGTAAGACCTTCTATGACGGTGGTATTGAGGAAATCATTAGCACTCGTCGCCTTGTCCACATTATCCGTGCCTACAGCATCTTCAACGATAAGGCAAAGGCAATTCAAGTTTGCATTAATCGTTTTGATGATGAAACTAAGCAGTCTTTCTTGGAACTGTATGATAAAGTTGACGTAGATTTTCAAATGCCTTCTGAAGAATCCGCTGACACATTCCACTCTGTTGACCAGCAACCCGCTCCTTTCTGATATAAAATGAACTTGTGGAAAAATTACAAAAACTTTCTTTTTGAAACATTTCCAGATTTGCAATTAGATTGTAATTGGGCAAACTGGACTGGTGATGGTATTAACCTAGAAGCTTCTATCCATACCAATCCATACATTCTCAAATCTCGTTCTGTTGAAATCTGGAATGAAAAAACCTGTATTTACAACAACATCATTTATCCAAGAACTGGTAGTGATCTTCCATGTTTCGGAATGGATTTAATGTGTTTCTTCCCAAAGAAAGTTGTAATCACCTTTGATTTTCAACATCCCAGAGATAACTATCTTTTTTCTGTTGATGAACTTCCAAAGTGTGAAGGTGGAATTAGGTTTTTTGAACCTGGAAATCACTTCTCGGAAAATCTTTTTGTTAGAAAATGTACTTCTGACGAGGTTGATGACTACCTTGATATGTTTAAAAGGTACTTGACTATTTACAAAAATATGATAGAATCTAAGAAACCCTTAGGATTAGACTTTTCCTCTTATTGTTCTTTTGACAAATATATGAAAGAACTTGATCCAGTTGCTGGTTATCTTTCTAGTAAATTTGGAAAAGAAAAGTCCGAAAGTCTTGTAAACGATTTTCTTTTCTGTTATGGTTAATTCCTGGTCCTTACTTTACGATGAATTAAAAATGTCTGAAAACTTTGAAAGCACTTACAAAGATTCAATTCCAAAATCCAAAGACTATACAGTTCTTGGTGGATCAAATTCTTCTGATACAATTTCTTTTGCAGGGTCTCGTCTCCCTGGTGGAATGTATGATTATTCTCAAGATTTTTGGGATTATGACGGCATCAGTCTGACTGGAAATCCTTATTCTGCACCCGATACTATTACTTTTAATTTGTCTATGACTGAAGATACAAACAAAAATGGTTTCTGGAAATACAACGAAGACAAAATTCTGAAACAACTTGAAGAGTATATTGCAAGCACTTATCGCCAGCATTATGTTGATCGTACTGGTGGCGGAAAAGAGCAAACTCTTGATAAGATTAAACACAATCGCCGTGAAGGATTCTGTGCTGGTAATGTAACCAAGTATATTGATCGTTATGATACTAAAGGCACTCCTCGTGCAGATCTTTTTAAGGTTCTTCATTATACGATTCTTTTGATCAATCATCTGAATCTTATTGAAAATAAGTGAAACTGCAAAACAAAACTATGAAACTTTCTGATAATACTCTGACCATTCTCAAGAATTTTGCCAGCATCAATAATTCTATTCTTGTAAAACAAGGAACTCGCCTCCGCACTATTTCTGTTGCCAAGAACATTCTTGCAGAAGCAGATATTACTGAAGAGTTTCCCCGTGATTTTGCTGTTTATGATCTCAATCAATTTCTGAATGGTTTGAGTCTTCATCAAGATCCTGATCTTGATTTTACAGAACAATCTTATTTGAGTATTAAAGAGGGGAAGCGTAGGGTTAAGTATTTCTATGCTGATCCGAATGTAATTATTTCTCCTCCCGAAAAAGAAATTCAACTTCCTTCAAAAGATGTTTGTTTTCAATTGGATAGTACTTCTTTAGAAAAACTTGTTAAAGCTGCAGCAGTATACCAACTTCCCGATTTTTCTGCTGTGGGAGAAAATGGAGTAATTAAATTAGTAGTTCGTGATAAGAAGAATGATACTTCTAACGAATATGCTATTGTTGTTGGGGAAACTGATGATGAGTTTACATTCAACTTTAAAGTAGAGAATATTAAAATTATTCCTGGTGCCTACGACGTGGTTGTGTCTTCTAAACTTTTGTCACAATTCACCAACCAAAAGTATAACCTTTCTTATTGGATTGCTCTGGAACCTGATTCTACTTTTGGATGAGTGTAGTTTTATGAATATCTTTTATAAATAAAATAAAAGATATTCATAAAATGAAAACATTCTTTTGTCACAAATGCTCTTCTGACATCATAGAAACTGATTGGTATTATTCAATTAGAGGTCGTGATGGTATGTGTAAATCTTGTAGAAAAAACTACAGGAAAAAGGAAAAAAGAGAACATACTAAAAAATATGTCTCTGAAAGAAAAGAGCATTACCAGCATTTGATGTCTGAATGGAGAAAAAACAATCCCGATTATCAAAAGAAATGGACTAAAAAATGCCCAGAAAGTCAGTTGTTAAGAAGTGCAAGACAAAGAGCAAAGCAAAAAAATATGGAATGTACAATCACTCAAAATGACATTCACATTCCAGAATTATGTCCAGTATTTAAAGTTCCTCTTGTAAAAGGAACAGAGTATGCACCTTCTCTTGATAGAATTGATAATACAAAAGGATATATTCCCAAAAATATTGTGGTTGTATCAAGAAAAGCAAATGTTATGAAAAATAACGGTTCTGTAAAGGACTTACAAATGCTTGTAGAATATTATTCACAGTTGAGTTGAGGAACCTCCCATCAATATTTTTGTTACTTCCCCATTTCCTGCAGAGAGTGCCATATGCCTTCCTGATAAGCACATTGTCAAAATGCCATTGGAGTGCTGCCAAATGCTCTCTATTGTTGCTTCAAAGTGGTATCATAACTACGGAACTCTCCCCAAGACAGACGGTACTCCCTACAGCACAGAGAAAGGTGCCTTCCGCAATCACCCCTGCACCAAGTGGGCATCAAGCACTATTGATAATGCTTACTGGTTAATCAAGTGGGGGATGAACTTGTGTGATGAATATACCTTAAGGTATGGTAAAGTCCATTCGTGCTATAATACTCTTGTGGATGCATACTATTTGTTTCCTAAAGGTAAGATTACAGAAGTAACACCTTTTGCCCGTGCTATGCCTGAGGAATGGAAGACTGACAATACTATTGATACATTTGAAGCATACAAGAGGTATATCGCGTCCAAACCTTGGGTGAAGGATAACTATCTACGTATGCCCGAACGAAAACCTGATTGGATTTAATTATGAAAGTTTATGACTACCGAATTGTAGAAGACATCAATTTAAAAACTTTGAAACCTCATTTTCTAATTCAATATTATCATCTTACTGAAAAAAAATATCATCTTTATTCAAATGATACATTTCAAACACTTCAAGAAGCACAAGAAGCAATACGACTAATTAGGAAATACAAAGAACCTTTCTATTATTATGTGGAGTAATTATTCCAAACTACACCAAATGTCGTTTGGTTATAAATAATAATAGTTATTACTCTTCTAATGGAACTCGACGGAATTACCTACAAACAATCAAAAACTTATCCAGACATTTATGTAAGTGCTTGTGGTAAAATTCTAAATGTAAAACCTATTGGGAGAGTTGATAAAAGAGATGGATATGTTGTAGTTCGTGAAAAACGACTTCATCAACTTGTGGTAGAATGTTGGGGAGAACCAAGACCAAAAGGTAAAGATTGGTGTATAGACCATATTGATGAGAACAAAACCAATAATAAAGTTGAAAATTTGAGATGGTTGCCTCGTTCAGAAAACACAAGAAGGTCTCATTTAGGAAGACCAGAACCAAAAAAAGGAAGACCTCAAATGGAGGATGAAGTAAAACAAGAAATAAAAAATCTTTCGGAGCAAGGGTTGTCTCAGAGAAAGATTGCTGATATTATGGGTAAAAACCAACGAAGTATTTGGAATGTATTGAATGGAGTTTATTGATGAGTGACAATTTTTTGTGGGTGGAAAAGTGGAGACCAAAAAAGGTAGAGGATTGTATTCTTCCCGAGGACACTAAAAAAACCTTTTTGGATTTTATTGAAAAGGGAGAAATTCCTAACCTTCTTCTTTCTGGTCCTCCTGGTATTGGAAAAACTACGATTGCGAAAGCATTATGCGAACAACTTGGAGCAGATTACTATGTCATCAACGGATCCGACGAAGGGCGTTTCTTGGATACTGTCAGGAACCAAGCAAAGAACTTTGCTTCGACCGTATCACTTCAAGGAAATGGTAGGCACAAGGTCATTATTGTGGATGAGAGTGACAACACAACCTCAGATGTTCAACTCTTACTACGGGCAAATATTGAGGCATTTTATAGCAACTGCCGATTCATCTTCACCTGCAACTACAAGAACAAAATTATTGAACCTCTCCATTCCCGATGTGCAGTCATTGACTTCACAATCAAGGGAAAGCAAAAGCAACAACTTGCAGGATCGTTCTTCAAAAGAGTTCTCCAAATCTTGGATCATGAGAAAATTGAGTACGATGAAAAGGTTGTTGTTGAACTGATATCCAAGCATTTTCCTGATTTTAGGCGAGTTCTCAATGAATGCCAAAGGTACTCTACTGGAGGAAAAATTGATTCTGGCATTCTTGCATCTTTCTCCGACATTTCTGTAAATGAACTCATTAAAAATCTCAAAGACAAAAACTTTTCAGAAGTCCGAAAGTGGGTGGTCTCCAACTTGGACAACGATGCTTCTAGTCTTCTTCGCAGGGTTTATGACGCCCTTTATGATTGCCTACTTCCCCAATCTATCCCTGCTGCCGTTCTTGTTATTGCTAAGTATCAATACCAATGTGCGTTCGTGGCTGACCAAGAAATTAATCTCTTAGCAGCATTAGTTGAAATTATGGTGGAGTGTGAATTCAAATGAAAGTTCCAAGCAAATCCGAATTGATGCATTATCGGATTCAGGCAGTTATGCGTGAAAACATTTTTGAAGAAGATCAAATGAAATATCTTGGTCTTCGTGATGATGGTAAACATTGGTATCTTGTTGCTGGAGAGCATGAAGTATCTGTGGATCAATTTGAAGAAATTGAATTAGTTGAGTAACTAGAATGAACCCATATAAAGTTAATAAGGCATCCTTATATGAAGTGCCAGTAAAAACAACTCCTCAAAATGTAAAAGAGGCAAATGAAGCACTCTTTTATTCCAAAATGAATCTTCCTGCCGCCGCAAAGCATTGTGGTATGACACAGAAGGAAATGAAACTTACATTCTTTGAATACCTAAAGTATAACAAACCTGATTATGAGTATTGATTTTTCTCGCGTTAATTTTGAACAATTTTTTGGATGGGTGAACGCATCTAATACGAAACAAATGAAAAGTTCTTCTTTTAGGGGACTTCGAGCACATTATACTGAAAAGTCTTTTTGTAAGTGGTCAGATGATCAATTGAAACATGTGGGACTTTTTGATAACGGTAGAGATTTTGTCATAAAAGAAACGAACGAATTTGTTGAAATGAAAAGTCAACTTGGAATGTTTAAAACAAAGAAAGGATACCAGGGTGACTGTAAGTCATTCGTGTTGAAAAATTTTCATCCTTCTAACAAAGACAGAAAAAACTGGAAAAAACAAGATTTAATTAAAACATTTGATTATTTGCTTTTAGTCGATACAAAATCTATGTCTGTGGGTTATACTACATGGGATAAAGTTTACGAATGTGTTGATGAGACTGCAAATGATCCTAAATGTGTATTGAAGAAAGGTGATTATACTATGATTGTTGATAACGTTACTCCTGCCGAAAAAGATTGTGACGTTGATAGTATGTTTTCTTTGATTGAGGAGCACCTTTGATGAAATCTTTGAAAACACCCCTCAGGTATCCAGGCGGAAAGTCCCGTGCTTGTGAAAAGATGGGACCTTACTTCCCAGACCTTCGCAACTATGATGAGTTCCGAGAACCATTTCTTGGTGGTGGAAGTGTTGCGATTTATATCACAAAGAAGTATCCTAACCTAGATATTTGGGTAAATGATCTTTATGAACCTCTTGTAAACTTCTGGCAACAACTCCAGATGTTTGGTGTTGATTTAAAAGATAATCTAGTAGATCTTAAGACGACAAACAATACTCCAGTCCTGGCGAAAGAACTTTTTCTTAAAGCAAAGGAGCAAATTAATGACAAAGATTTGCCAAGCATTGATCGTGCTGTGGCTTTCTATATTGTCAATAAGTGCAGTTTCTCTGGTCTCACAGAGAGTTCGTCATTTTCAGAACAGGCATCTAATTCCAACTTCTCTATGCGAGGGATCGAGAAACTTCCTGCGTATTCTACGCTGATTGCAAACTGGCGTATAACTAATTACTCCTACGATTATCTGATGGATGGAAACAAAGGTGCTTTTATGTATCTCGATCCTCCTTATGACATTAAGGATAATCTCTATGGGAACAAGGGATCAATGCACAAAGGATTTGATCACGATAAGTTTGCTGCTGACTGCGATGCTAACGATATGGACCAGTTGGTAAGTTATAATTCCGATCAACTTGTAAAAGATAGGTTTAAAAACTGGAACGCTGCTGAGTTTGATCTTACTTATACGATGCGTTCGGTTGGTGAATATATGCGTGAGCAAAAACAACGTAAAGAACTCTTGCTTTTTAATTATGGAATTGAAGGACTGGTTAAATTCGATCAATCAAACGAAGACTCATCTGATTGATGAAGATCCTTCACTTGAGAAGGAATATGCACCATATATTATCAATCGTTGCCTCTCTGGGCACATTGATTGTATTATGTTTGCCAATGAAATGAATCGATATCATTTCCTCCCAAAAAAGATGCAATATGACTTTTTTATAAATAGTCTGAGGAAAAAGAAGAGATTTTCTCCCTGGCTCCGACAAGATAAAATCAAAGACCTTGATTATGTTAAACGTTACTATGGTTATAGTAATGAGAAGGCAAAGCAAGCTTTGAGGATTCTAACAAAAGAACAACTTACTTTTATAAAATCGAAATTTGAAACTGGAGGAACAAAATGAGTGTCGTTCAAGAACCTGAAGTGAAGTGGACGCCCGATCAAATGGTTGAAGTGGTTCTTAATGAACCAGACGACTTTTTGAAGGTACGCGAAACTTTGACTCGTATCGGAGTCGCATCACGAAAGGAAAAGAAAATCTATCAGTCTTGCCATATTCTTCACAAGCAAGGTAGATATTATCTCGTTCACTTTAAGGAACTGTTTGCTCTTGATGGCAAACATGCAAACCTGACTGTGAACGATGTGCAACGTCGTAATCGTATTGCCCAACTTCTTGCAGATTGGGGTTTGATTGCAATTGTTGACTTAACTAAGATTCAAGATATTGCTCCATTGAACCAAATTAAAGTTCTTGCCTATAAGGATAAAGGAGAATGGATTTTAGAAACCAAGTATAATATTGGATCTAAAAAGAAAAAGGTAGAGGATGCCGAATGAAAAAGAGCGGGTTTTACACCCGCCTTTTTTGTAAGAGGTATTATAATTATATACGGATGCCGAAAGGGTCCACAAAACACAACCTCGCTTTTAAAGGAGCTACCATAATGACTAACCTTGCAACATCACGGTTTACTGCGTCCGATCTTCCTGCTTTGATGGAAAGAATCACTCGCAATAGTATTGGAATGGATGAATACTTTGATCGTATTTTCCATCTGCATGAAACTACCACCAATTACCCCCCTTACAATCTAGTTCAAGTTAGTAACGTAGAATCACGTCTTGAACTTGCTCTTGCTGGATTTAAGAAGAAAGAAGTTTATGTCTACACACAAGACGGAAAACTTTTTGTGGAGGGTCAAAAAGAAGATAAAGAAACGGAGTCCAACTATATCCATAAGGGTTTGGCTCAACGGAGTTTTAAGAGAGCATGGACACTCTCTGATGATACGGAAGTACGATCAGTTGATTTTGAGGATGGGCTTTTGACTGTTACTCTTGGTAGAATTGTTCCAGATCATCATAAGCGTAAAGATTACCTATAAATAATAATACCTGATTTGACCGCAATCTGTCAGGAGGAGGGTGAAAATCCCTCCTTTTTATTATAAATACATATGCGGTCAAATTGGAGTAGAATGAATTACCTAAAGGTTTATTGTAACCTTATCAGGAAAGCAGAAAATAGAACTCCTCCTGAAGGTTATGTTGAAAAGCATCACATATTTCCTAAAAGTATTTTTGGTAAAAATGATAGAGTTGTAATTCTCACAGGGAGAGAACATTACATCGCTCACCTTCTTCTTCAAAAAATATGTGAGAAAAGATACGGAATAAGACATAGAAGCACGCAGAAGATGTTGTGTGCCCATATCAATATGAAATCAAAAGGAAGATATTGTAATTCATATTTGTATGAAAACGCAAGGGTAAAGAGAAGTGAAAGTATGAGAGGAGAACTTCACTGGAACTGGAAAGGTGGTGCTGTTAGGAAGTATAATTGTAAAAATAATAAAAAGTATAATAAAATAAACTATTACAATAAAAAAGAAAAATTTAATATAAATGATAATTATAAAAGATATGAATATGAGTTAAAACATTCTTCTGGATTAATTGTTATGACTAAAAGTATGAGAAAGACCTGTGAAGAGTATGGATTAGATCATAGAACTATGAATAAAATTATAAAGGGACAAAGAAAATCTCATAAAGGTTGGACTTGTAAAGAGGTGAAAGAATTGTCTATATAGTCTGTATCGTCGGCGCATGAGGAGCACCTGGCAAAATCCAGGTTGACTCCTCCTTTTTTTCTTGCTATAATAGTCTGAAGAGATCAATGAAAAAATGACAATTAAACTGGCGTTATTAAAATCTGGAGAAACACTAATTTCGGAAATAAAGGAACTTGTATCGGAAGATTCGGAAGGTTCTGGTAATAATCAAGTTTATGGATATATTTTCACAAATCCCGAGAAAGTTATCACACAAACTCCAATATTAGTATCTGAAAATACTAAGGAAGATCAATCTTCCGTTCAAGTATCTCTTTCTCCTTGGATTATCCTATCAAAGGATAAAGATATATTAGTTTCTAAAAATTGGGTAATTACATTTGTAGAACCAATAGAATCATTAAAAGTCATGTATGAGGAAAAAGTAAATGGAAGCAACAATTAAATGTATTGTATTTCGTAATGATACAGTAGTAATAACACAAATTGAAGAAATTGATGTTGAGCTTGGAGAACCTAACTGCAAATTAATTAAACCTTGTAAAATAACTAAAGAAATTACTGGTGAATGTTATTTAACTAGTTGGTTGTCTGATTATACAACTCAAGATACTTTTATGATTCATTCTGATAGTATTCTAACTATTACTAGTCCAAATTCCAATCTTATTAAAAAATATATTGATATCATTTCCTGATGCGATTTTATACTAACGTTCAAATGGTCGGGGATCACTTCTTGGTCCGTGGTTATGAAGGTGGAAAACACTTTATGACCCGCGAGAAGTTTAACCCGACTCTTTTTGTCCCTGCCAATAAAAAAACAAAATATCAAACTTTAAATGGTGAATATGTAGAATCAGTTCAACCTGGATCTGTTCGTGACTGTAGGGAGTTCGTTAAAAAGTATGAGAATGTAGAAAACTTCAAAATCTTCGGAAATACACAATACATTTATCAGTATATTTCTGACATTTATCCAGAAGAGGAACTGAAGTTTGATATCAGTAAGATTAAAGTAACAACAATTGATATTGAGGTTGCTTCTGAAAATGGATTCCCTGATGTAGAATCTGCTGCTGAAGAAGTTCTTTTGATTACCGTTCAAGATTATTCTTCAAAACAAATTCACACTTGGGGGAAGGGTCCCTTTCAAAACAAACAGAAGAATGTAAACTATCATTCATTCTCAAGTGAGTATGATCTCTTAACCGATTTCATTAATTGGTGGATGATTGAATCGAATACACCTGAAGTTGTGACTGGTTGGAATAGTAAACTATATGATATTCCTTATCTTGTTCGTAGAATTGATAGAGTTCTTGGTGAAAAGTTAATGAAACGAATTTCTCCTTGGGGACTTGTAACTGAAACTGAAACTTATATCTCTGGACGTAGGCATCTTTGTTATGATATTGGAGGAATTTCACAGTTAGACTATCTTGATCTTTATAAGAAATTTACTTATAAGGCACAGGAATCTTATCGTCTGGATTATATTGCAGAAGTTGAACTTAAGCAAAAGAAATTAGATCACTCCGAGTTTGATACGTTCAAAGACTTCTACACTAAAGGTTGGCAAAAGTTTGTAGAATACAACATCAAGGACGTGGAACTTGTTGACCGTTTGGAAGACAAGATGAAACTGATTGAACTTGCGCTTACCATGGCATATGACGCCAAGGCAAACTATGAGGATGTATTTTCTCAAGTTCGCATGTGGGATACAATCATTTACAACTATCTGAAGAAAAGGAATATTGTTATTCCTCCTAAAGAGCGTTCTGATAAAGACACCAAGTATGAAGGTGCTTATGTAAAAGAACCAATTCCTGGAATGTATGATTGGGTAGTGAGTTTTGACCTTAACTCACTATATCCACACTTGATTATGCAATACAACATTAGTCCTGAAACTTTGGTTGAAGAAAAACATCCATCAGTTAATGTGGATAAAATCCTCAATCAAACTATCAATTTTGAGATGTACAAGGATTATGCCGTATGTGCCAACGGTGCGATGTATCGTAAGGATGTTCGTGGATTTCTTCCAGAATTGATGGAAAAGATCTATAATGAACGTGTAATTTTTAAAAAGAAAATGCTTGCGGCAGAGCAAGAATACGAAAAGACCAAGAACAAGGAGTTAGTTAAGGAGATTGCTCGTTGCAATAACATTCAGATGGCACGAAAGATTCAATTGAACTCTGCCTATGGTGCTATTGGTAATCAGTATTTTCGTTATTTTAAGCTTGCAAATGCCGAAGCAATTACTTTGTCTGGTCAAGTTTCAATTAACTGGATCATGAATAAGGTAAATGCTTATCTAAACAAAATTCTTAAGAGTACAGATGTTGATTACGTTATTGCTTCGGATACTGATTCTCTTTACGTTAATATGGGTCCTTTGGTTGAGAGTGTATACAAAGGAAGAAAGAAAACTACTCAAAGCGTTGTTTCGTTCCTTGATAAGGTCTGTCAAGTGGAATTTGAAAAGTATATTGAAAGTTCTTACCAAGAATTGGCGGAATACGTAAATGCTTATGAGCAGAAAATGATCATGAAGCGGGAATGTATCGCTGAACGTGGAATCTGGACTGCAAAGAAACGATATATTTTGAGTGTTTGGGATAGTGAAGGTGTTCGTTATGAAGAATCCAAACTCAAGATCAAAGGGATTGAAGCAATTAAATCTTCTACACCTGCCCCTTGTCGTAAGATGTTGAAAGAATCTTTTAATATCTTAATGAGTGGTACTGAAGATGATATGATTAAGTTTATTGATCAGTGTCGTGAGGAGTTTAAATCCCTTCCCCCAGAACAAATTGCATTTCCTAGAACTGCATCTGATGTTCGTAAGTATCATTCTTCTTCCAATATTTACGCACCTAAAACTCCGATTCAAGTTCGTGGTGCATTACTGTTCAATCATTATATAAAACAGAAAAATCTTACCAATAAGTATTCTCTGATTAATAATGGTGAAAAAGTTAAGTTTTTATTTTTGAAAAAACCAAATATTATTCGGGAAAATGTGATCTCTTTTATTCAACAGTTTCCTACCGAACTTGGTCTTGACAAATATATTGACTATGAACTACAATTTGAGAAAGCATTCTTGGATCCACTTAAAACAATTCTCAATATTATTGGGTGGAAAGAAGAAAAAACTGTAAACCTTGAATCATTTTTTTCTTAATGAATTTGCCTATAAATGAAAAAGAGTTGGATGATATAATTAAAATATTGGAAACTCGTAATCCACCACTTTATGCCAAGTTGTGGTCACATAAATTAAATAAATTAAAGGGGGAAAAAAATTAATGGATTTTCTTAAAGATATCGTAAAAGAAATTGGTGGTGAGTATACACAACTTGCTTCCGACATTGATGAGACTGAAACTTATGTTGACACAGGTTCGTACATTTTTAATGCACTGGTTTCAGGTAGCATATTTGGCGGTGTATCTGGCAACAAGATTACTGCTATTGCTGGAGAGTCTAGTACTGGAAAAACTTTCTTCAGCCTCGCCGTTGTTAAGAATTTTCTTGATACCAATCCCGATGGTTATTGCCTCTACTTTGATACTGAAGCTGCTATTACCAAATCTCTCTTAGAATCCCGTGGAATTGATACTTCTCGTCTTGTGGTTGTTAATGTGGTTACTGTTGAAGAGTTTCGTGGAACTGCGCTCAAAGCAGTAGATATGTATATGAAAAAACCAGAAGCAGAACGAAAACCCTGCATTTTTGTGCTAGACTCTTTGGGAATGCTTTCAACGAGTAAGGAGATTAATGATGCTCTGAATGATAAAGAAGTTCGGGACATGACCAAATCACAACTGATTAAAGGTGCATTCCGTATGCTT